GCATGAAATTTACTTCTTTTTCTGTGCTCCGGGACGCTATCCGTAATAAATTGATAGTCGTTCCCCCGACAAAACCTTCTTTGAATCAAGAAAGTCTTACCAGTTGTGGTAGTTTATCTACCGTAACCTTACAAACAGTGCTTAATGTACTGTCTGCTCTAGATGTGATTAAAGGGGGCCTGGTTGAGTTCCAAGGTGGAGCTCGCTTGGACCGTGCTTACATATGTCTACCCACGGATTCGCTGACTTATCATTATATAAAAGTCATGAGATCATGGGGTATGGACGTGAGCGCGGTCCGCCAGGGGTGGTGCGATAAGAGCGAGAGAGATGCTCTTTTTACGCCGTTCCGTTGGGATGCAAAGGCCAAAGCTTACAACTTGGCCCAAACTTCACCGAGTTATGTCGGGATTGATCGCGTAGTTATGCGATTGAACGAAAGCTCTTCTAAGAGCGCTATTTCGTTTATCCTTTCTTATCTCGAGGTGTTGTTGGATGCATTCCCAAAAATGGGGGGTTTTCCTGCTTCTGATGTTTATGTAGCTTGGAAAACCATTGCGAATTGGCCTATTGACCAATTCGTCGGGTACGCGAAGTACTGCACTGCTTATCCTATGGCCAAACACTTGAAGAACGAGTTACCGAAGAAGCCTTTCGGTTTCGATTCGAACCCTCTTCTTTTTGGACCCAGGATGAAGCGTGTGATGCGATCTCGATATCCTTGCATGACTCGGAAGTCTGACAGTTTTTTCCAATCTGTCCTACAAGGAGTGAAGCGAGGTGCCGCGGTTGTACCCGAGGTGTACGTAGCCCAGTCTTATGTGAAACACTTAGATATCTTGTCTAAAAAACCTTCCGATGTCCTAGAAGGTATTGCTGACGAGATTTCGGAGAAGATGGATCGAATTTTCTCTGGTTTCTACCTCTCGGATCGCAAGATCTTAGAGTGGTGGGAACCTTCGAAAAAAGCTTCTTTTACCTATAAAGGGTATGCCGGAGGTCAAGAGCAAGAGGTAATTTCTTACCTGGACGCTATTGCCGGAACACAGAAGAGATTCACTTCATCTGGAGTGTTGACTGGGTTAGAGGGGGGAGAGAAAGGTGGTGCAATTAACTTACAGAAGGTCCATGACTGGGAAACCTTTAAACCGATCATAGAGAAAGCCACTAGTGCTTATCATGATGTAGTTTATAGGGATCTTATGTATAACGACCTATTAAGGATGTATGACGAAACTGAATCTGGATTAGTGGAATCCCTCAGTGGTCGTACAATTACACTCGATATGAAGCGTCAAATTATCGACGCTGCCTACGACGAGTTCTTCGACAAATCTTTAGATTGTCGTGTCGTGGCTATTCGAGAGTTCCTTAAGGTAAGAATAATCACCGCCGGTAGTGGTATTGCCTATCACTTAGCCAAGAACTATCAGAAGGGTTTACTTCAACATATTCAGAAGTACCCACAGTTCAGGCTTACAGGTGAGCCACTTACACCAGAACATATACACAAAGTTTTCGATCTGGAGAATGATCTTGATTCCTACATATTTACCAAAGGGGACCCTAATACTTCGAAATGGGCACCCCGGGAATTTATGGTCTCTGGAGATTACTCTGCAGCAACTGATAATATTAATATAGCTGTTACGCTTCAATCTTTCGACTCTACTTTCTTGAGTCAAATGAAGCGCAATGGTAGTACTCTTTCTATAAAGTACTTTCAGCTGATTCGAAAACTTCTGGAGCCTCATAACCTTGTCTATGACTTGGCATCTATGAGTTCCGCTCTTTGGCCTGATCGACCAGTTGGCGAATTAACTCCAGAATTTTGTGATATGGATCTCAAAAAGAGATATCCGAACTATCTAGGTTCTTTTAGAGGAACCGATCTTGGTTTCGATGATGACAAGTTTTATGTCGTCTTCAAACAGATAAATGGTCAGTTAATGGGTTCGCCCATTTCTTTTCCTTTTCTGTGTGCCATAAACCTAGTTTCGTATTGGATCTCTCTTGAGATATATCTGGGCTTCTCTATTCCCCTTAGGTTGCTTCCCGTTCTTATTAATGGTGACGATATATTTTTCCGGTCTAACGACGACCACTATTCGATTTGGCTACGCCTTGTCGAACAGGTCGGCTTTAAGTTGTCCTTGGGGAAAAATTACGTCCATCCAACCATTATGACTATGAACTCAATTCTGTTTAAGCTTATCCCTGATCAAAACCAGCATATACACTCCCTCGTGGAGATACCGTATTTTAACCCTGGTTTGTTAATGTCTCAATCTAAAGGATCTGAAAGAGACTGGTCTCGGAAACTAACTTTGCAAGAGATGTACCTTTTCTCCGTTGGAGATGCGCAAGATAAAATACGCGCCCATAAAAGGTTTATTCATTATAATCTCCAGCAAATAAAGCTTATGACAGATAACGGGAAGTTCAACCTCTTCATCCCCCGGAAGTATGGAGGATTAGGTTTTCCTGTCATCGAGGAAGTTATCGGAGAGATTAACATTACCTCCTTCCAGCGACGTTTCGCAAGGTTTTTTTACCACGAATTGCAACAGAAGTTGTTATCGGGTAAGATGGAAAAGAAAGATTTGGCTGCTTTTATTGCCGAACCTGACCTTTTTTCAAAGGTTATACGCTCTCGCCACTCTTTGGCGGAGCTTTCCTTCTTCCCCTATGGTCCCCTTCCTGAGGGTTGGGTACCTTATCAACCTCCACGTCAAATGGAATTCTCGCCCCTAGAGTCACCTGCCCGGGTCGACGTTACTAGTTTATATTCAACTCACGAAGAGTTGACTAAGTATCGTCTTCCCTCGAAGCGTGTTTATCGCCGCTTCTCAAGGTATCAAAAACTCACAGGCGGTGGAGAGATGACTAACTCAATGTCGGATTACGATCTCCTTCATGACCCCTTGGTCGTGCTCGCGAGGCGAGCGTGACCTCAGTTGTCCAGACCGGCTGCTCATTGAGTAGCGCGCCAGGACGTTAAATAGGCCGGTCCAGATCGATCCGAGAGCTCGGATGGAATATGACGTAAAACCATTCGGTCAGGTTGGGATTCACATCTTACCTGACGAAGGGGGTCTCTTATTAAACACCTAAAACGGTGGAACACAGCTCTTTAGTTCCTTAATACTTCCGTGCTAAATTGCTTGCATAAATGCCGACAGACTGCACAGG